GCGGGCAAGGCTGAGCGCCACCAGCGGGGAGATATCCACCTGCAGCCCCTTCCGCGCCCAGGCGAAGCCGTCGCCGAGCGGGCGTTGCTGAGCGCCCGCCACGGCGGCATCCAGCGCCGGCCGCGGCACGTACCGCATCGTCGCCTCCGTCACCGCGTCAAACAGGTCCCCGGCGGCGTGCGCCATGCCCCGGGCGGACGGCCGAACCACCTCGAGGCCGGCGGCCTCAAGCGGCGGGATCAGGTTCCCGGCCGGCCCGGTGTCATCCACCACCACCGCACACGGCCGCCATCGCTGCTGGAGTTCCAGCAGCCGCGGCACGACCCACCCGATCCCGGCCCGGTGGTCGACGACCTCGCCGTGCCCCAGACCGTCAAGCCGCTGGCCGGCGACGGCGACCGCCGCATGCGAGCGTTCCGGGGTCACGTCGGCGGCGAACGCAACCGGGTCGACCGCCTCTGAGCGCGGGTCGGCCAGGGCCCGCCACTGCGGCTCGCCGATCACCTGCCAGTCGGCGGGGATGGTGGACGGCCACCAGTTGAGATAGGCGCGGCAGAAGTCGGCCAGCTCCAGCCGCTCGAACTCGGCGGCGATGCGGGCCTCGGTGATCGTGCGGCCCAGGGCGGGCATGCAGCCCCACCAGGTGGCGGGGTCGGTGGGGTCGGCGCCCTCGGGCGCGGCCCACTCGAAGTAGGCGACAGCCGAATGCTGACCATGGTCAGCTTTTGCCCGGGCGCGGCCGCGCTCGACCTTGCCGCGCAGGTAGCCGGAGCGCCAGGTGCCGGCGGTGCTCACCACCCAGAGCTGTGGCTGCGCCCTGGTCACCATCGTCGGCGAGAGCCCCTGCTCCAGCCGGGCATCCTCGGCTGCCCACGCCTCATCCACCACGGCCACGTCCAGGACCTCGCTATGGCCGGCCGTCTCGGTGGGGGCGGTGATCCCATGCAGGCTCCCGTTCGCCCACCTGATGGCCTCATCCCCTCGCTGGTAGCGCACGGTGAACTCATCGGCGTACGGCGACCGCTTGAGCGTGGCGACGTGCTCGTCCTCCCACTTCTTGTGCGCATGCAGCCTGGACTGCGCCGAGTACAGCACCCGGCTGTTCGCCCACGTCCGGCACCGATGCACCAGCACGCACAGCTCAAGGCTGGTCTTGCCCTGCTGTCTCGGGACTGTCAGGTCGACCTCGCCGTACACCAGCAGCCCCGTCGCCGAGTCCACCTCCATCGCCACGTCCACCACGTGGCGCTGCCACGGCATCAACGGCGTGCCCAGCTTCTGGGCAACCTTGGCGACGGCGCCGCCGAGCGTCTTCCTACTCGGGTCCCTGGGCGTGGCGTACAGCGGCGGGCACGAAGACGGTTTCCCCCTCGGCCGACGACCGGGCGACCCCGCTGCCCGGCTCCCGGTGTGTGTGTTCACCACCTGCGCGACCCGGTCGGCGCCGGCGGGTCGAGACGGTCGCCAGCCTCCTGGTTGCACGCCCGGAAGCACACCGGGCAGGGGCTTCTTGCGCCGTGAACGGGCCGGACGTTGGCCGGGTCAAGGGCCAGGTCGGGCCGGAGGGACCGCGGGATGACGTGGCCGCCCTCATAGGCCCAGGCGTGCCCGCAGAGGTAGCAGACGTCGCTGGCGGCGAGCACCCGGGCGCGGAGCCTGCGCCACGGTCGCCCGGTGGGGCCACCCTTCCCGCTCCGCGGCACCGATCACCTCGGCTTGCGGCGCTGGCGCAGCCGTAGCCGCTTCTGGCACGCCGAGCAGCGGTCGCCGGGCCCGATCAGCTTCCCCTGGCAGCCAATGCAGCGGCGGCGCCGCTCGGCCTGCGGCACCCAGCGGCGGTGGTCCCGGGCCGAGCTGCTCACCGCTACCGACGCATCCGGGCCAGGGTGGCAAGGGCCCTGCGCGACAGCTCGCCGCCCCCAGCCCGGACACCGACAACCTCGGCGCCGACGTAGGCGCCCTGGCGGACGACCGCGACGTGGTCGAGCCGGGCCCTGGTCCTGGTCACCCGCCGCCGGTCCGCCGACCACCGGGAGCCGCCGGCCAGCTCGGCGAAGCCGATCGACAGCGACAGCGGGACAGCGTCTCTGGCCAGCGCCAGGACCTCGTTCCCCTCCCGGGTATCGGACACCCGCCACGCCCCCCAGGCGGCATCCTCGCGCTCGTCCAGCTCAACCGTCACCCCGATCGGCAGGGTGCCGGGGTCGCGCGGGTGGGTGCGCATGAGTGGGACCCTGCCGGGGTCGACGTCCGACAGAGCCCCACGCTCGAAGTCCTCGACCACGATGCGCCCGCGGTCGTAGACCCGGGCCGCCACGCCCCACGGCAGGACCGGGCCGACCAGGACCCGGCCGTCGCCGTCGTCGCGGAGCGCCAGGGCGACCTGATGCTCCCGGTAGTGCAGCTCGTTCATGCCACGCCCCCTGGTGCCGGCTGGTCGTCGATCCCCGCAATCGGCGGGCGGTCCTCCAGCTCGCGGACCTCAGATTTCCGCAACCACCCGGCCTCAATGCCGAGCTTGTGGGCGGTGTAGCGGTCGAGCAGGGTCGCCCGCACGTAGCCGCCAGGATTGAACCGGGCCTTTTGCGTTGACGGCAGCAGCCGGGAAATAGCCCTTTCAACCCTGTACAACCAGGGCCTGAGTGTCCAGGTCAATAGGTCCGTCCCGCGCATTTCCGGGCTCGTGTATGCCTCGTGACCTGCGGTTTCGCCGCCCATCATCTCGGGCGGAATTCCGTAGATGCGGCAGATGGTCGCCACGTTGAATTTCTGCGTCTCGATGAATTGGCTTTCCTCCGGCGGGATGCTGATCGCCTGGAACTTCGCACCCGAGCCGAGCACGGCGACACGACGGCGGCCCTTGTGGCGGTCCTCCCACCGCTCGCTGAGCATCTCCGCGGTGCCGCGGTCGATGCGTTGCTCGCTGATCAGCGCACCCTGCGGCGTGGCGCCGTCGCCGAAGTAGCGGGCGCCGTACTTCTCGGCGCCGAGCCCCAAACCGATCGCCTCGCGGAACATCGCCACCGGAGAGATGCCTTCAAGCTGGCCCGGCCAGGGGTAGGCGCGGCAGTGGAACAGGTCGGCCGGGTCCTGGACGACGCCGCCCACCCGCACCTCACGCTGCCCGTCCCGGCCGGTCGTCACCGTGACGTGGGCGGGGTCGACGAGATCAACCTGGCTTGGGCGCATCCCCGGGCCCGCCCGGTCGGTCACCACGCCCCAGCTATTGCCGGCGGTGAGCATGCTGGCGACGACTGCCCAGCACCAGTCCGCGAACTCCGGGAAGTCCGCGCTGGGCCGCTGGAGCAGGGCAGGCGTGGCGATCGGCTCCCGGTCGTCGCCGCGGTAGACGTGCAAGGGGAGGGTGCTCACCGAGTCGGCGATGAGCCGGACGCACCCGAACATGGTGGTCAGCCGGAGCGCCTTGTCGACCGTGACGGCCTCGCCGCTGGCGGTCGGCGTGGCGTCTTCGGCGAGGAGCTGTTCGAGCGTCAGCGCCTCGCGGTTGGCGACGCGGGACCACACCCAGCGGTCCCACCAGGACACTGCTCAGCCTCGGATGCCGGTATCGACCACGAACGCGCTCGGCTGCGCGAGCTGCACGTCGGCGCGCATGTAGGCCAGGAACGCGACCTGTAGAGCGTCGGCGATGAACCGCTCCTTGAGCGGGATCAGCCGGAAGTCCGTCCTCACGCCCACCATCAGCTGTGACCAGTCCGCGGTGTAGATTTCGGACGTGTCCGTCGAGGTGCCGGTGGTCAGGTTGATCGGCACCTGCTTGGTGGCCAGCATCGGGAGCATGTTCGCCGGCGGCGCCAGGTAGGCGCTGGTGGTCGCCTCCCGCAGCTTCGACAAGCTGGTCGACGTCCTGGGCGCCTGAATGTGGGCGTTGGGCGTGAAGTTGTTGCCCCGCACCACGCCGGCGGCGTCCAGGTGCCAGTCGTAGGCGGTCGCCGTGGCGATCACCGCGCCGTTGGCGCCGTGCGTGGTGGTGGTGATGCCCGAGGTGTTCAGCACCCCGCGGGGCTCGGGCGCGGTGCCCGTCCCGCGCAGCGCCACCCGGTCGAGCTCCAGCGCCACCTGCGCGGCGAACGACCGGGCGATGACGTCCTCCGCGCTCGGGTCGCTGTCCTCGAACAGCTCCAGCGAGAGCTTGATGAGCCGCACCATCGTGCGCGCGGTGAAGGTCACCGAGTCGAACACGAGGTCCTGATCGGTGATGGTCGCGTTCTCCGCCTTCCACGCCGGGGCGTTCTCGGTGGTCAGCCTGGCCAGCTTGAGCGTCTGCGCCGTCATCGGGACGGTGATCGCGCCGGCCTGGAACACCCTGGTCTGGTTGCGGGCCAGGTCGATCACCCGGGCAGACAGCGGCGTCGGCACCAGGTGGCCACCAGCCGTCAAGGTGCCTTCCGACAGCGCCCGCTCGTGGTCGGCGCCCTCCCACTGGCCGGTGACGATCCCCCGCAGGTAGCGGTCGAAGCTGAGCGCCTGGTCGGCCGGGTCGAACGCCCCGCGGGCCTGCAGGTAGTCGTACACCGACTGCTCGCGGAGCAAGACCGGCTCCGTGGGGACCTCGGGGCCAGCCGGCCGCCGGGTCGACGCCGCCCGCAGCTCGGCGACCTCCCGGACCGTCTCGGCCTCCAGCGCATCGGCGGCCTCGCGCTCGGCGAGGAGCTGCGCGCGATGCTCCGCCAGCTCCTCCACCGTCAGGTCGCGCTGCTCGCCGGCGGCGCGTTCGAGCACGGCGTCGGCGGCCTCCCGAGCCGCGGTCCGCCGAAGGATCAGATCGTCACGCAGGGCCACGACCGCCCACCTTTCCCACTATCCCCAGGGGGTTTGTGGGAAGGGTACTACGCGAGGCGACCTACTGCCTGAGCTGCTCTTCCATCTCCCGGAGCGTCACCCACTCCTGGGTCGCCCTGGTCAGATTCGCGCGGCCCTCGACCACTAGCCACCTCCCGTCGCACTGGACCCCGGCGAACATGTCATTGCCGAGAATCTGGATGCGGCCCTGATGGTAGGCGGCCTCCATCAGGTCGTAGGCGTCGTCGAAGCTGATCGCCAGGCCGTCGGCCAGGGCGTCGACCGACCACGTGCAGAGCACGACCTGCTCGTCCGGTGGGAGGTGCTCCGGCGGCCGGTCGTCATCCATCAGCCCCACTCCCCCGCGAGCACCTGGCGGCGCACGAACTGATCCCACCAGCCCGGCGGGTCCGGGTTCCGCCAGCAGTAGGCATGGAACGGTGACCCGTTCGGGCCCAGGGTGTGCGCTGGCCAGCGGCACCGCGGGCACGGCCCGTAGGGCACCGAGCGCCACGCCCAGCGGGTCAGGTAGTACGGCCGCAGCGGCGCCAGCGCATCCAGGGCACGCGCGACGTCGCTCATGCCGCCGCCGCCCTTCGGTGCCACCCTCGCTGCAATCGGATCAGGGCGTTGAACCTGTTCTCCGTCGCCAGGTCCATCGCCTCCACGATCACCATGTCCGCGGTACGGCCGACCAGCACGCCCAGCTCGCGGGCGACCATCTCGACCTGCGCCAGCGACCGGCCGACCCGGCCCAGGCACTCCCACGGCTCCCGCTCGCCGGCGGCCTCGGCAGCCGCGTCAGCGATCACCTGCGCCCACCCGGCCGAGATGGACCGCCGCCGGGAGTCGTTCGGCATCCGCGCAAAGTCGCTGGTCAGAACTGCCGACACGTAGTCGGGGGTTTCGCCGATCGGCGCCGTGGTGTAGACCACCCGGCGGCCGTCAGGAGCCGGGATCACGGCGGCCTCGGCGCCGGCCATGCACTTCCGCCGCCGCAGCCTGGCCACCTCGCCGTCGTCGACGACCAGGCGGTACACCCGGTCGCCGGCCATCGCGTGCGCCAGCTCGCCGGCCCACTGCTCGCGCAGCCGCGGCCCACACTGCTCGCACGCCTTGACCCGGCACGGCATGACGCGCACCACGGTGCGGCCGTCCGGCCGGCGGAACGCATAGCCCGCCCCGCACGGCATGTCGTCTAGTTCTATGGGTGGTGAGGCTTCCCTAGAGTTAGCCGACATCACCGCAGGTGGATGGGTGTTGCTGGCGACGGTCGGCGTGTCCCCGCGCGGAGGCGGACGGTGTCTCTCGACCTGGCCAGGCGCGGGCGGGTCAAGGCATGCCTTCTCGCCTTGACGCGACCGTGCAGGGCCAGGTATCCGCCGACTGGCGCCAGCATCGCCCTGCCGATCGACTGGTGCAGGTTTCCGGTCGATCGCGGTTGCAGGGCGATCCACCCCGCCGGGCGCTTCCCGGGTGCGGGTGCGTGCTAGGCTTCTGCTGTTGGCGTCGGTGCTGACGGTGTTGCTGATGGGCGGCTTGTGGTGGGCCGCCCTTCGGCTTTTCACGGGGCCATCGCCCTCCCAGCTCCTACTGCTGGACCCCTCCGGGAGCGGGGGCGACGACCACCCTTTTTACGTCACCTGCGGTAGACGGGTGTCCGCGGCATGGTGGACGATGATCGCGCGCCACGTCGCCGCCAGGGGGTCCAACTCTAGCCGGCGGCGTGGCGCCGTCATTCTTGCACAGCTCCGGCCCTACAAACGACCTGGTAGGCGGGCATTTTCCGTACGCATGTTCGAGCCTATTGACTGCCTGGTACACAATGGACGTGAAAGCGGCCCCACCGGATCGACGGAGACCGACCCGGCGGGGCCTGAGCCACAAGCAGATAGGACCTGCCCATGGCCTTGCCTCACTCTACGGGGGACGCTGATGGCGACAAGCCCCGTCCCGCAGTGGGCCCGCGAGATGAGCGACAACCACCGCGGCCCCAGCGCCCGCGCGGTCCTGTTCCTGGCGATTGTCGCGGTGCTGTTCGCGCTGTGGTTGCAGGCCGCCGCCGCCGACCAGCCGACCACCGGGAGCGGTCGCCGCATGGACAGCCCCGGTTGCGCCGAGATGCTCCGGCTGGAACGCCACGGCGTCAGCGAGGGGTCGAGCTATCAGCGCGCGGTCGGCGCCTGCTTCGGCCCGTAGCCCCCTGCGTTCCCCCTGCGTTCCCCCTGCGTTCTGCCAACACGCCCCGTAGGGTTACTTCCGGAAGCGTGTTCCGGAAGTTGCAGGCTGTAGTGCGCTCGCGCCTCCCAGTCTCGGCAGAGAACGCCGAGACTGGGAGGCGCTTTGCGCAGTGGTGCCCTACGGGCAGGAGGACCTCGCTCCGCTCGGTACCGCCTTCGGCGGTGATCTGAATGCATACGGGGAACCGTCGTCGCCGCTGGGATGCAGGCACCGTAGTCGTCACGCCCCGCGATGAGACTGTCCTGGCCACCATCGGTGACCACCTGTGGGTGCGGCAGGTCGACCTGCAAGCCCTGCTAGGCGGCGTGTCCGACAGCGCCGTCCGCGGGTGGCTGGACCGGATGAACCGCGCCGGACTGGTCCGCCGGGAGCGTCGCACCTCGGCCGGGTGGGTCGCCCTCACGACGGCGGGGATGCGCACCGTCGACCTCGACTACGACCACCGGCCGCTGTCGACGTGGGTCGCCGACCACGCGACCACCACGCTCCGGCTCCGCCTGCTACTCCAGCGGGAGTACCCGGGTGCCGAGTGGAAGTCCGAACGGTGGTGGCGACGCCGTCAAGGCCAGCTCGGCAAGGGCGGGCACCTGCGCGTCCCGGACGGGAGTCTGCTGCTGCCCTCCGGCACCCACGCCGCCGTCGAAGTCGAGACCAGCCGCAAGGCACCCGGCCGGCTGGCCAGGATCGCCCGGGAGTACGCCAACGACGTGGACATGGCCTGGTGGTTCACCACCCCGGAGCTGTTCGAGTGGCTCCGGGGAGTCTGGGCGGGGATCGACCGGCCAGCCCGGCCCGCGATCGACGTCCTCCTGCTCCCGCCCGGGTGCCGGCCATGAGGCCGCTCTCGCCGCCGCCACGGCCGCCGACCTGGCGGGGCCCGTCCGGCTACCTCGTGGCCGCCGCCGTCATGGTGGTGGTCGCGCCCGCCGCCCTGCTCGCCTGGGCGTGGGCGGCCTGGGCCCGGCCGCGGGTGTGCTGGTGGGTACTCCCCGCCATCGCCGCCCTGATCGCCGCGGCGGCGGCCGCCCTGCGCGTCCCCCTGCAAGCCGCCTACGCCGCCCTTGGGGGCGACCTGCTCGCCGCCGTCCAGGCGCCGGGTCTGCGGCCGTCCTGGGCGCTGCTGGGCGGCGTCGCCGGCCTGTTCGCGCGCAGCCTCGTCATCACCAGCCCTATCGGCCTGCCCATCGGCCTGATCGCGGGCATGGTCAGAGGGCAGCCGGCCGGCAGGCTGCCCTCTCCTGCCGCGCCCCGCCGGCTGGAGCGGCCCAGCGCCCAGCGGTCCCCGTACCTCGGCCGGGTCCTGCGCACCAGCCCACCAGGGGACCTCCCCGCCGCCTGGCATGACCGCGGCTACCTCGTGCTTCCGGAGCTCCAGAGCCGACTGTCCCGCCTGGCGATCGGGCGACCGCACGCCGGCAAGAGCGTCTACATCCAGCGGGAGACCTACCTCGCCGGCCGGCTGGCCAGGCGGGCGACCCTGATCGACTGCAAAGGCGAGCCGGGGTTCGCCGCCGAGGTGCTGGCCGCCTACCGGGCCGGCTGGCGCGACGGCGGGCACCCCGGCGAGCCCACCGCCCACGTCTGGCCGGCTGAGCCCCTGAACGTCTGGACGGGCGGGCCCGCCGCGGTCGCCAACCGGCTGCTCGCCTGCTGGACGTTCGACCTGGCGGCGCAGTGGTACCGGGAAGTCGTCGGCATGACGCTCCGCCTGGCCCTGCACGCCCCCGGCGACCCGGTGACCCGCTCCGGGGAGCTGGTCTACCGGATGCAGCCGGGCGTGCTCGCCAGGCTGTGGGAAGAGCACCCCGACGAAAGCGCCCTGATCCGGTCGCTCGGCAAGGACCATCGCCTCGACGACGTCGCCATCCGCGTCTCGAACCTGATGGCGTCGCTGGGCGCGACCCTGGACGGCACCCGGCCGCTCGGCACCGCGGACTGCGCGGTGCTGTCGCTGCCCGTCATGGCCTCGGAAGCCGACGCCGCGGCGGTGCTGCGCGTGGCCCTGGCGGACCTCGCCCACCACGTCGTCGCGCGCAAGGACCCGGCCGCCCGCGAGCTGATCGTCGTCGACGAGTTCAGCGCCGTGCCGGGCGGCCGGGAGCACGCCATCCACCTCACCGAACGCGGCCGGTCCGCCGGGGTCGCCGTACTGCTGAGCGTCCAGTCCGACCGCGGGCTCGGCGACGACGCAGAAGCCGACCGGCTCATCGGTGCCGTCGGGACGGTCGCCCTGTTCGCCACGGCCGAGCCGGAGCGCATCATCCGCCTGGCCGGCACCCGCCGCATCGTCGAGCAGACCTCGACCAGCATCGGCGACGACGGCACGGCCCGGGCGACCTCGACGGTGCAGTGGCGCGACGCCGTGGACGCCAACATCGTCCGCGCCCTGCAGCCGGGCCAGGCGTTCATCCTGGCGGGTGGCCGGTGGGAGCTGGTGCAGATCATCAGGCCACCCGCACCCGGAAGCAGCAGCGGGGAGGATCGCCCTCCCGCTGGCGGGACCCTGCGCCCACCAGCTCCGGGCGATGCGGTCGACGAGCGGGACTACCCGGCCCTCCGCGGTCGCGTCAAGCCCTCGCCTCCGGCGACCCTTCGGGCTACGGGGCTTGACCCGCCCACTCGTGCCGGGTCCGGGGATACCGACGCCTCCGGCGGGTGGGGGCAACCGCCCGACGACCGCAACAACACTTAGCGCATCGTGGTACACTAGGACCATCAGGCCACACTAGCTACAGGAGGTAGCACATGGCCGAGCCCGATGGTCCCATCGAAGTCTGGCTAAGCCAGAAGAACATGCAGGTCACCTGCCGGGTGGTGCACGAAGACGAGCGCACCGACGAGCTGGAAGTGGAGGCTCTGTCCATCCGAGGTGCGCAACGCGAGATCACCGGCTACCTGATTGGCCAGGGATACAAGCCGGCCGGCCGCTGGGCGAACGAACAGCACGACGACCAGGATCATTGGCCAATCGAAGTGTCCCGCCAGTTCGTGCCCGCAAAGTCCGAGGTGACGTGAGCATGCCCGCGATCACCATCAAGATCGGCAGCCGCGAGCAGCTGTCCCCACAGATCAGCAAGGCCACGCCCCTGGGCGCCCTTGGCACCGACGCCATGGTGCGGGTCGGCCAGGTCCTCATCACCGGCAACGCCGCCGCCCTGCGCGCCCTGGGCGAAGCCTGCGACGAGGCTGCCACGATGGCCGACTCCTATGACTCGGACCCGGCCGGCTACGACCGCGCCGCTGCTGCTGAGATGGCAGCGGACGCCGAGAACGACCGCGCGCGGCGGGAGTATGAGGAACGCGAGGAGGGAGGTGGCGCCTAGCGAGCGGCGATAGCGAGTGACGGCCGGCGGTTGTGCCACTCCCTGGGAAGGAGAGCCCCGCCGGCCGGACCACCCCACCAGGAGGAGGAGCATCGTATGGGATTCATGGACAAGGTACTGCGGGCCCTGGACCTGGACGCCGGCCCCGCCGATCCAGCGGCAACAAGCCGCGGCGACTGGCAGAGCGGCTACAACGACGGCTACACCGACGGCCGCACCAACCGGGAGTACCGCGAGCCCGCCACCAACACCGACCAGGCCAGGGGCGGCTACGCCTTCGGCTACTCAGACGGCGACCTGAGCCGCCAGGACCGGGAGGCCGGCTGGCTCTGGTAGTGACCCTGTAGGTGGGGGCAGCGACGGGGCCAACCGCCCTGCCCCCCGGACCACGAGGAGCATCCCTCATGGCCAACACCGATCCTGCCACGCTCGAGGAGCAAGACCAGCTCGAGCTAGGCATCGACCCGTGGGAGTTCGACGGCGCCTTCCTCGACTACGACGGCTACCTGTCCGCCCGGCCCGGCTGGTGGTGGGCGCAGTGAGCCCCGCCAAGTGGGGCCCCGACGAGCCGGCGGCGTCGCCTCCGCCGCATGACGAGGGGTATACCGCGATCAGCGCCGAGCTGATGGCGACCCTGCGGGAGCTGCTCGACCTGATGGCCAAGTGCGAGCACGCCCGGGCCGCCGTCCGGCTCGCCCTTGACCTGGTGGAGAACAGCCCCGAGGGAGGCCCGAGGATTCGTCGGCGACTCCTGCGCGACCTCCACGAACCGCCTCAATCGAACACGTAGATCTCGGGGACCTGGGCGTGGAGGTGCGCGCGGGTGGTATGCCCCCAGCGGGCAAGGCTGAGCGCCACCAGCGGGGAGATATCCACCTGCAGCCCCTTCCGCGCCCAGGCGAAGCCGTCGCCGAGCGGGCGTTGCTGAGCGCCCGCCACGGCGGCATCCAGCGCCGGCCGCGGCCGGTACCGCATGGTCGCCTCCGTCACCGCGTCGAACAGGTCGCCGGCGGCGTGGGCCATCCCCCGCGCGGACGGCCGGGTCACCTCGACGCCGGCGGCCTCCAACGGCGGGATCAGGTTGCCGGCCG